GCGGGCGTTGATCGCCCTGCCGGACGTCTCGGTGCCCTGCTGGCCGAGGTTGGCCTTGAACATGCCGACCGCGGCTTCCATCTCCTGCGACGCCATGACGCTGCCCTGGGCGAGGCCCGGGGACATGACGGGCGGCGCCAGGCGCGAGGGCGCCGCGATCGGCTGGCCTTCCTCGTCCAGGTCGTTGTACGGCAGGTACGCGGGGTTGCCGCTGGCCAGGCGCTTCCAGTGGTCCTCCACGCCCTGCATGCCGCGCGCGGGGATCAGGAACGGCGCCTTGGGCTGGTTGGCCAGGCTTTCGGCCAGCGCCGTCATCTCGTAGTTGTGGAAGCGCTGCCCGTCCATGAGCCGGCGCGTGAGCCCGCAGATGAAGCGCTCGCCCTCGATCCAGACCTCGAAGCCCAGCACGGGGACGATCGGCAGGAACTGCGAGGGGAAGTCGGTCTCCTCGAGCACCTCGGCGCCGGTCATCTTGCGCCACTTCTGCGAGCGGTCGACGCAGTCGACGTGCACGTTGCCCGGGTCGACCAGCATCGGCTGCGTGCCGTTGGCCTTGGCCCAGGCCCAGTAGTCCTCCTCGGACAGCAGCATGATGTTGCCGTCGAAGTCGTAGCAGCGGATCTTCTGCGCCTCGGTCTCGACGATCTCGAACTCCTCGAGCACCAGCAGCGAGTCGCCCTTGACCCGGCTCCAGGTGTTTCCGCCGCCCTGGTCCTGCCAGCCTTGCGAGGCGGAGGCCTTCGGGTACTGCTTCTGGAAGGAGCGGCGCGTCATCCAGGTGCCGGCCCAGCCGACCTTCGCGTCGGAGCCGTCCGGCTGGGTCCAGCCGGCCTCGAGCAGGCAGGCCAGCGGGTCGTGCACGCGCAGGATCCGCGCCTCCTGCTCGTTGGTCTCGGCGCGCAGCACTTCGGGCACCACGCGCAGCCAGCCCAGGCCGCAGCGCGCGGCCAGCTCGATGCCGGTGTCGTAGGCGATGCCCGCGCGGCTGACGTACTCGATGTGCCGCACGATGCCGGAGATCTGCTCGGCGACGTCCGGGTCGGCGACGCTGTCGGCCGGGATGACCTCGATCGACGGCTTGTTCATGCGCGCGTCGTTGACGACCTGCTGCACGAACTGGTTGGTGCGGTCGAAGGTGTACATCACCCGGCCCTTGCGGGCCGTCTTGATGTCCTCGGGCCACTGGTCGGGCGCCGCCGGGTTGGAGAACTTCAGGTCCTCGACGATCCGGGTGTGCGTGTCGCGCATCTCCTCGAGCGCGTCGGCGTAGCGCTCCTTCGCGCGCTGCAGGGGATCTTGCTGTGCCATGGGTCCTATTGGTTCGCTTCAGCGACTGGAATGGAGGGGCGCCGCGTGCTCTTGGCCGCGCGCCGCGCGCCCTCGCAGGCGTAGCGCAGCGCGTCGATCACGTGGTTGTTCTTGTCCTCCAGCAGCGGCAGGACCTCCTCGGTGAGCGGGTCCGTCTTGTAGGAGTACAGGGTGAGCTCGTCGACCAGGTGCGTGCACCTGGGGTGGACGATGATGTCGAACGACTTGAGCCACTCGATGCCGTCCTCGAGCGAGCCCGGGCCCTTGATGGCCGCCCGGATCTTCGGGAAGCCGTTCTTCTGCATGTGGCTGATCGTCTCGGGCCGGGCCGAGTCGGCCGTGATGGTCCACTTCTCGGAGTCCGGCACGCCCATGAACAGCTCGGGCGTGTCGGTGATCTCGCAGCCGACCTTGTAGGCCTCGTAGGGCACGTACAGCCGGCGCCCGACGATGTAGCACTGCACCAGCACCGTCGGATCCACCGAGAAACCCCAGTCGGCGCCCTGACGGATCACCGCGTCCGGCGGCACGTCGAACTCCTCGACGCGCCAGTTCTTGAAGACGCGCTTCGCGGAGGCCTTCTCGTACTGGCCGAGCCACACGTGCGCGTACTTGTCCGGGTCGCGGCGCTTGTCGAACTCCATCTCGACGCGCAGCTCCTCCGGCAGCCACGGGTTGTCCATGTAGTTCGCCTGCACCACGATCGAGTCGGGCGGCGGCGGGTCGCCCCGCAGCAGCGAGTCGATCGGGTCGCTGGCGCGCTTGGGGTTCCAGCCAAACCACAGCTGCGAGGCCGGCTTGCGGATCGTGGGCCGCAGCAGCGTCAGGCTCTTTTCGCTGGCGCTCTGCGCCTCCTCGAACCAGGCGCGGTCGAAGCCCTCCAGGGACTTGATCGAGTCCGCCGTGTGGTTCTGCATCCCCTCGAAGATGGTGATGCCGCCGTGCTTCGAGGTGATCTTCTTGTCCAGGACCTCGAAGTAGGCGCCGGCGTTGTTCGCCGAGATCTTCGATTCCAGGAGCTTCTTGACCGAGAACTCCAGGGACTTCAGCGTCTCGCGCAGGCAGACGAAGTCCAGCTTCTCGCTGACGCTTTCCTCGAGCCAGAGGTCAGCGAAGAACTGGCTCTTGCCGGAGCCGCGGCCGCCGTGGATGCCCTTGTAGCGGGCCGGCTTGAGCAGCGGCAGGAATACCCTAGCTGTCGGGAGGTTGAGGGTTCGGGTCGACAACGGTGCGCTCGATCTTCTGAATGAGGACGGGGCCGCCGTTGGGGCCGGTCAGTTCGGTGGTGGAGGTCGCCTTGCCCCAGCCGCGATCCAGCAGGGCGTTTGCAGCCGCGATGCGCGCGGCGGGAGTGGCTTTCTTGTCGCGCATCACGGCGACCAGGGCGTCGATCGCCTCGTCGGTGACTTCGCGCGCGCGCTCGCGCACGTGCTTGACGTCTTCGGGCAGCTTCGGCCGCCCTCCCGGGTTGCCGCTGCTGCCCTTCTCGAATGGCTTGCCTCGCGTGGCCATGCAGCTCCAGGTGGAAAGAAAAAAGCCCCGGCGAGCGGGGCAAGCAGGATGGCTCCTGCCTCGGAGACAAGGGTCGGGGACAGCGGGTGCAGGAAAGGTGGTGGCCGGTGCGTGCGCGCGCCGTCAGCCGGCGCGCGAGCGGTGGCCCCTAGGTACTACGTGCGTGGGTGCTGTCCCCGAACGGGGGCGCGGCGTGCGCATCACGTACTCGTGATACGGGGCCGCAGAAACGACAAAGCCCGCGCGGTGGCGGGCTTTGGGCTGCACCGATGGACCTATCCACCGATACAGGAATGCGAGCACTTTATTACGGATGGGCAGCCGCGGTCAAGCCGCTCCCGCGCCGCCACCGGCCCGCTGCGTGCTTTTTTCCGCGTCACGCGCACCGCGGCCGGCTGCGCCAGCGTGAGCGTCAGCCCGGGCGATCGCGGCGGCACGCGCACGCTGCGCGTCGTCGCTTGCGCCTGCGCCTGGCGCGCGTCGCGCCGGCGGTTCATCTCGGTGGCCAGCCAGGCGTGCGCACGGTGCAGCCGGTCGTAGTAGGTCCCGTTCTGGAACGGGAAGCCCTCGTCGACGAAGGCGCGGATCACCCAGGGCTTGTAGTACATGGTCACCGCGGCCCAGAGCTCGCGCTCGGCCTCCAGCAGGCGATCCATGCTCGCCTCGAGGTCGCGGAAGTCGCCCGCGGCCCAGCCCGTGGGATCGATGCTGCTGGCCGGGCTCGACTTGAGCCCCTGCATCCAGCTGGAGCCCGACGCGAAGCCGAGGCCGCCACTTTCCGATTTGAGATCATGCCGCGCCCACGCGCCCAGCAACGCCACGAGCCATCCCGGCTCGAGCTGCGCCTTCTTTCCCACTCCATCCGCCTTTCCGTCCCGCGGGCGCCGCTGTTTTTGCCCTGCTCTCAGCGTGTCGCCCAGCCCACCTGCACCGCGATTCCACCGCAGCACAGCCTTAATTCTCGCATTTCACCGTGACATTACGTTGCTTTTCGTCACGAATGCTGAATTTTCAGGCAGACGGTTGGGCTGCGCGATGTCCGGCAGGTAAAGCCCGTGATCACGCGGGCGAATCGCGCCAGGTCGCGTACTGGGGCTTGCCGGCGTAGTGCCGATCGCGGCCGTCCGGCAGCGGCGCGCGCAGCGGCACGTTCAGGACGACGTGCACGTTGCCGATGTGATCCACCACCTGCAGGTGCACCGTCTGGCCTTCCTCCTGCAGCAGCGGGTCCACATAGACCACCGTGGCATGCCAGGGCTGCGTGCGATCCAGGCAGCCGGCCGAGGGCTGGTAGCCGCAGCACCAGAACCAGACCGAGTCGCCGACCCTCACGGGCAAGCGCTCGCCGCTCGTTTTTTCGGCACTGTTCATGCGTGCAATTGAGCCACACGCATGCGCAGAATGTCACGCACGTATGCGCGAACGCTCGGCGCGGCGCCGCTTTCCCGACCTGGGCGCCATCCCGTGCAGACGCGTCCGGAGGTAGCTACTCCGCGATCTGGCCTTTCCAGTGCTCCACCGATATCGCCGCACCGTCGATAACGCTCGCCGCAAAGACGAAGTTCCATCGACCTGGCGCCAAGGCGAGCACCTGAAACGGCTTTTCCCTCTCCTCGTACTTGCCATCCTTTAGGTTGTGATCCGACCAGAAGATCAACGTGCCATCGCTGATTTCGACGCGGCACGCGTGCAAATAGATCTCTCCATCCGGGGAGATGACCTCAGGGACGCCGACGCACCAGTAAAGCTTCCCGTACTGGGCCGTATTTCTGCTCATTCGATTGCTCCCGTCTGCATGCATGGATTGCGCCGGTGCGTGTCTAGCCCGGCACATCACGATTCTGCCTGCGCTTCGCCAAGTCTCATGCACACGGTCTTCGCCGACGAAGCACCCGATCGCTGCCCGCGCGGGGTATCACGCGGGAACTCGCGAGCGCCGGCGCGGCGGCGGGCCGCCGAACGGATCGTCCTCGTCCTGCACGGGCTGCAGCTGCAGGCCCTGCTGCTGCGCCTGCAGCGCCTCGATCAGCACCTCGGTGCGCGGGCGCGCGCGGTCGATTCCGTGGAACACGTGCTTCTCCCGCACCTGGCGGTCGTTGCGGTAGACGCCCGGCTGCACCAGCTGGCGCTCGCCGGTCTCCTTCACCTTGCGCCAGCGGTCCTGCAGCACGTCCAGCACCACGGACTCGTCCAGATCCGGCCGCTCGCTGGCGTAGAAGATCCGCAGCGTGACGCGCACGGGGCCCTCGAGGCGCACGCGCGCCGCCGGCGGGATCTGCTTAAGCGCGGCCTTCTCGTAGCTGCGCGCCTTCTCGGACTTGATGAACAGCATGCGCCGCTCGTCTTCCGTGCCGACGGTGGCCAGCTTGCGGCTGTTCGCCTTGCTGGCCGGCTCGCCCAGGATGGTGAACTCGAAGCGGTTCACGGCGCTGGGCGTGCGGTTTCGGTGGGCGCGGCGATCGCGCCGGCGAAGGCGGCTTCCGGCGAGCCCTCGGGGAACGCTTCGTCGTCGTCGCTCCCGCCATTGCCGAACAGGCCGTCGCTGTGCTCGTCGTCCTCGGCATCGTCGCCGGACCAGTCGGGATCGCCGCTGCGCCAGTTCTTCTTCACCAGCACCATCTCCTTCGGTGCGAAGAGCTGCGCGCGCACTTTGCCCGTGGTGGCCAGCACGCTCAGGCGCGCGAGCGTGTCCATGTCGTCGAGCGCCGTGCCGTTGTAGTGCAGGCAGAAGGCGATTTCCACAAACTTGGGGTTGGTCGTGTAGTGCAGCGGCGGCAACACGCAATCGCGCAGAACCACGTCGCGCAGGCCGAGCTCGAGGTGCAGGTCGAAGCCGCGGATCTTCTCGCCCGACTTGCCCCACATGTGCTCCCGATTGAGCCTCGGGAAGCGCAGGTCGGAGAACCGGTCGAAGTCATCGCTCAGCGCCAGCTGGCCGGCGGCGGCTGCGGGGTTCCAGTAGTGGTGAGCGCGCAGACCGGACTCGATGAGGTCCAGGTACTGATTGCCGCCCTGGAGCTTGAACTTCAGCAGGATGGCCTGCACGCGGTGCTTACCGTGGAACTCCGGCCGCGCGTGGGCGTCGGTGCACGTGACTTCTGTCGGCGTGGTCAAGTGGAACATGGTCGGCTTCTCCTTTGACGATGGGGCAGCGTTCCGGGTCAGGCCTGCGCGGCGAGCTTCGAGCGCAGCTCGTAGCCCATGAGCGGCCAGATCTTGTTCACGGCGTGGGCGCGCGCGAGGCGCCGGCCGATCTCCGGGTCGAAGTTCTCGGCGCTCGCGCAGGCGCTCTCGCCGGTGACGGTGAAGCCGTTGCGCAGCACCAGCACGCAGAAGGTGAGGAGGCCGAGCGACGTGGCTTGGCCGATGGACACCTGGGGCGCATGCAGGTCACCAGCTGCCAGGTCCCTGCCCATCACGCCTTCGGCGGCGGTGAAGTAGTACTCCCCGACGATGTTCCAGTCGATCTCCGCCTGCGTCACGCGCGGCGCCGTTGCCTTCGATGCGAGCTCCTGCTCGGTGGGTGCGGTCATGGTCTCTCCTGGTGGTGGGTGGTGGGAAGGAACGTGCTGCGCCGCGCATTGACGATCGCGCGGCCCGATGCGCCACGCGGCGGCCGCTTGCGGGTCAGCACGATGTCGCCGCCCAGGAAGAACAGCTGCGAGCCGCGGGCGCAGTACACCCGGTGCATGCCGACCACCTGGCGCGCGTGCAGCTGCTGCAGGAGCGCCTCGGTTTCGGCGGCGCCCCAGCACGTGCACTCGACGATCTCCTCGCGCGTCATCGGCCCGAGCGCGAGCAGCTTCAGCAGGGCCTCCTCGCGGGTCATGCGGCGGTGTCCTCGTCGCGCAGCCCGTGCCGCAACCGGAAGTTGGTGACGACCTCGCGGTACATCGCGCGGACCGTCGGCGTCACGCGCCTCGGCTCCTCTTGGTCCTTCAGCTCCAGTGCGAAGGCCCAACTGGCGCCGCCGTACTCGGGGTGCTCCCGGTGCAGTCGCTCGAGCCTCTCCATGTGACGAATCACCGCAACATCCTCCGCAGTCTTCATGTGGTTTGGCAGCGCCAGGGGGCGCTCCACGCGCGGCGCGTGGGGGCTGCTGCAGATCGCGCGGAACTCCAGCACCGTGGGCGGCTTTGTCGGGGGCAGGTTCTCCAGCCCGTATGCGATGACCTGTGGGCTCTGCGCGAAGCAGCGCAGTTCATGCGCCCAGTCGGCCTTCACCTCCGCCAGCTCTATGCCGTCCCAGCGCGAGAGAAACTGGTGGCCGTAGACCAGCGTGAGCTTGTCGAAGATCTTCTCAATCCACGCGTCGGGGAGTGACATCGCGCGCCTCTGTGTCGATGAAATCGCCCGGCGGCGGGCGGGTGGACTTGCGGGCCTCGGCCATGCGCGCGGCCCGAGCTGCGCTGCCGCTGTGGCCGTTGACGGGTGGTGCTGGCGAGCGCCCCGCTGCCGCGAGCCGGCGCGCATCGGCCATCTGGCCTTCCACGGTGCCGAGCAGGTACGCGAAGTTCTTGCCGGGGTGCAGGCGCGCGGCGTCGACGAAGTTCTGCACCTCGGCGCCAGCTGCGAGGAGCGCGAGCAGCCGCGGGTGGCCGGGGCTGACGCTGCCCACGCCCTCGGCTTTCAGGGCCAGGCACACGGCTGGCGCGATCGAAGGGCGGGGGACCGGATCGTCCGGCTGGGCAGTGCGGTTGATCTCCCCCTGCCCTAAGTCTGGAGTCTTGGAGTCTTGGTGTCTGGTGTCTGGTGTCTGGCTAGGTTCACGACTTGACAACGATTCGTTGGACGATTCGTGCAACGATTCGTGGTCGTTGCTGGCTGAGCCGTGGGACGTTCCGTCCCGCCCTTGGTCCACGCCGGCAGGTTGGACGGTACCCGGTGCGTTGCCGGCCTCGGCGGCCAGTCGTTCACGCTCACGTTCACGCTTTCGGGCCTCGCGCTCCTGTGCGATCTGACGATTCGTCTCGGCCTGCGCGTTCGCCTTCGCGATCTCGGCATCGCAACGTCGGTTGTGCCAGCCGTCCTCGCGCAGCTCGAAGAACTCGCCCAGGACGGTCTCGATTGCCTCCTTCTCTTCGCGGGTGCGCGCGCCGACCAGGCGCTGCGCGGCACGCAGGTCGGCCGGGATCGGCTTCTCGTGCGCGTAGTACTTGCGAATCAGGCGCGCGTACGCCGCGTCCTCGACGAACGTGAGGTGCGCCGTCGCCTGGGCGTAGTCGCCGATGTGGTGCTTGTAGAAGTTCATGGCGCCCTACCCTTCGGGCTCGTCGAGCTCGCGGCGGCGCTGCAGGTAGGCGCGCTCCCAGGCGATCGCCTCGCGCGAGCCGGGCGTGAAGTGATGCGACATCGGTTCGCCGGCCTCGGCCAGTTCGCGGGCCATGGCGACGACGTCCTCGGTGCGGATCGGGCGGACCTCGTCGTTCATGACGCAGCCCCTGTCGTGATTTCGCGCAGCAGACGGCGCTCGACCTTGCGTTCCTCGCGTTCTCGATCGAGCTGCTCCTGCAGCTCGCGGACCTTGCGTTCCAGCTCGGTCTCGCGCCGGCGAAGACTGGCCAGGTCGTACCCGCGCGCGTGCAGCATCCACAGCAGCGGGGCGTCATTGCCGCACACGTCCATCAGCGCGGACAGCTTCGGCCAGAGGATCCCTTCCTTGTCGTCGGTCCAGCGGGAGAACTGGGCGCGGTCGGCCTTGAGCGCGTCCTGGACTTCCTTGGGCGCCAGGCCCGCGGCCTTCGCGCACAGGCCGATCGCGCCGCCCAGCGACTGCTCGCGCGCGACCTCCTGCGCCGTCACATTCGATGGAAAACCGAGCTGGTGCACAGCGCCTCGCAAAACGTGTGAGTGGTGTTGAGCGGCTCGCGGCGGCAAAACTGAACCGCATGCAGTTCCAGCACCAGGCCACGGGAAGAAGAAAGAGCCGTCGACCAGGCGGCCGACGGCTCAAGCCCCACACCCCGGAAGGGGGAGACACCCGCGCCGCTCGAGGACGCGTGGGGCATGGGGAACGCGAATGGGGCCGCAAGTACGGCATCGGCACCGCCCCGCATGGCTCAGCTCCCCTGTGGAGCGGACTTCGGCTCCGGAACCTCGCTGAACTCCGCCACCATGTCCGCAAGAGTCAACCGGCGGTCGGCCTTGGCGAGCTTGTCCATGAGGGGCACCGTGGGCTTCCGCCCCTGCCACCTGGTCGCGATCTGGTAGAGGTATCCGGGGCTGATGTCGGCTTTCCTGGCGAGGTCCTCGCGTTGCTCAGGCGAGAGCTGCTGGTAGAGGGTGGAGAGGCGCATGGTCGCGATTCTTTAGCGATATGCTAAACCAAGTCAATAGCGCCCGGCGAATTCACTCGGTTAGCATCCCGCTATTCAATGAAGGGGTGCCGACCATCGATCAGATCTACCGCGAGAACCTGCGAACCCTCGTCGCCGAAGCCGGGGGCACGCAGGAAGCGCTCGGCGCGAAGATCCAGAAGTCGCCTGCGCAGATCAGCCAATGGCTGAACGCCTCGAAGGATTCGAAGACCGGAAAGCCCCGGACGATGTCGCGCGCAACCGCGCGGGAGATTGAGCGCCGCTGCGGAAAGCCTGAGGGCTGGATGGACCAGCATCACGGCGAGTCCGCCGTGGAAGACGCCTTCATCGAGCTCGCCAGCAAACGAGGCATCCAGGTGGAGCGGCTCAAACCCAGCGACGACCGCGTGCCGCGGTGGCTGCGGCACCACGGGAGCGGCCGCTACACGCCAGATCTCATCCTGTTTTTCGCAGACAAGACGATGCTCGTGGAGGTGAAGGCGAACGCAGAAACGCCGCGCACGCAGCAGCTGCTCGAGCTCGCCGAAGAGCACTCCGACACGTTCGCCGTGTTCATCGCTGACCCTGGAGCGCCCAACATGGGAGCGGACGAGTTCCTGACCCGCATTGGCGCCGTTCCGGCCGCGAACGATGCGACCGCACCACCGGCGTCACCCGGCCAGCGCTTCGACGCAGTCACAGACGAGGAGCACGAGCTGCTGGAGAACTGGCGCTGGCTTACCGGCCGCAAGAAGAAGGAGCTGTTCGCGCACATCGCTCAGCTGGCGGCCGAAAGAATCGAGGAGCTGGCCGAGCTCTACTCGCAGCATCCGGAGCTGGAGAAGATGGGATTGCGCGCCGTGCCGCGAAGTGCATCAGCCCGGGCGGCGATTGCCACCGCTCGAGCTTCAGTAGCGCCAGCCAGCGAATCGGAGCGGCGGCAGCAGTCGCTCCTTGATGACGAAAACAACAACGCGAAGAAGGATCACTGGTGAAAGCGCTCTCCCTACTACTAGTGGTGATGCTCACCGCCTGCGCAAACCCGAACCTGGTCGGATTGCGAGGCAACAGCCTGGACACGAGCTACTCGTTGCAGGACCGTCGCGCGGCAAAGCAGCACATCCAAGTGACGGCAACGGTCCCGAGTGGCGCTCAGGTGATGGGCGACTTCACGGCACGCCGGTGTCACCAGTACGCGCAAAGCGAGCCACCTTCCCAGGCGACGCTGACCGACGATTTGGTGATGCTTGCTTTTGCGCAAGGCGCCGACGGGATGACGAATCTGCGGTTCTCGAGTGAGAGCGGGCTGCTCCAGAACTGCTGGAGCGTCTACTCCGGAACAGCATCCTTCTACAAGGCTCCCAGGTAGTGGCGACCAGATCCGCTGAAGCGGCTGCTGGCCTGTAACGGCAGGGTATGGATAGGGTTGACCTCAGGGCACACAAGGACGCCGCGAAGGTTCTTCCCTCTGTGCCCGCCTTCAAGAACCTGAAACGCGGCAAGCTCCCGCGGCCGCTCAACAGAGCAGGAGGTCCCATGCTCTATTCGACTGGACTGGTCAGCGTAGGCAGCGACTATCTGTCCTGCTTCCTGTACAAGACCGGAGAGCTCCTCTCAGACACGCACTTCTATGGCTACCTGTTTCGTCGCACAGGAGTCGGCGAACTGTTCCCTCTCTTCGAGTTCCATTGGCATCCCAGCCACAAGGGTTTCCATTGCAAGATGCCGTGCGGCGACAGCAGGGACTTCACGAATCGACTTCTTCCGGGAACCCGAGAGCTGCGAATGAAGACCCAGCAGCTGGATCCGCGTGACGAGGCACACCGCGCCGAGCTGATCATGGTGTTCTGCCGGGCGTGCGGAATCCGGCTAGGATGGCTGCAGCAAGACGAAAGACAGGCTGACTTTTGGAACTGATGTTGACGCGCGACCTGCAGCGAGAGATCTGCTCGCTGTTCGAAGTGCACGCCGATGAAGACGGCGTGCTCCGCGTCGTCACGCCGTTGGAATACGTGTCCAGCGGCGACCAAGTCGTAGTTCGTGTTCGGCCGGTCGGCGGTGGCTTCCGAATCGACGAGAACGGCGAAGCAGCGCTGTATGCCTCATTGGGCGGAGGTGACGTGGAAAGCGAAGCCGTCGCCCGCTGGGTCGACGAGCTACCGCCTCCTCTTTCCTTCGGTGAGGACGAGTCCATCTCTGCATTGATCAAGGACCCGAAGCACATCGCGCCCTACATCTTTCACGTTGCAGCGGCCGCACAGCAGCTGTACGCGTTGGCAACATCACGCGCCGAGCGGCAGCAAAGCGATTTGAAGGAGCGGGTAGGTGCGATCGTGCGTCGACTCGCAGGCGAGCTGAACGTGAACCTCGAGAGTGATGTCCCATTGCCCATCGCCGGCGCCCTGCAGGCTGATCACGTGATGGACCTTCAGCAGAAGCCGCTCATCGTGGTGGTTGCGACGACCGCAGCGCGCCTTCTCGAGGCGGAGATCATCCACATGCAGTACAGGGCAGACCGAAGGCCGGGGACGGTGCTAGCCGTGGCTGAGAGCCAGGTGAGCGTCGGGAAAAAGCAGTTCGAACGTGCGGGTTACTACACCGGCAAGACCGTGGTCTTCGACGAGCTTGCATTCCCGGACCTCATCCAGCAGTTCGCCGACTGAGGTTGCCCGGCACTCGCTCCCAGCCCGCTCCGGCGGGCTTTTTCGTGCCTCTCCGCGCAGAGAAACGCCAAGATTAGCGCCACGCTATTGACAGCATATTTAGCGGAATGCTAAATTTCTCCCGTCGTCCCAACCCGGGCAGCAGGAGAGCAGATGGCACACACGGAAAGGAAGCAGGCGCACGAGCGCAAGCGCGAATGGGCGGTGGGGTTTGTCGCGCACGGCAACGACCTGGTCGCCGCGCAGGACGAGCCGGAGCCCGGCGAGCGCGAGCTGCCGGCCGTCACGGAAGGCGAGCGCCAGGTCGCGCAGGAGCTGCAGGCGATGGCCACCGGGCTGCCGCGGCGCAGCGGCACGTACCTCGAGGCGCCGCGCCACGTGACGCCGGAGCAGGCCGCGGCCGCGCAGGCCTTCCGCCAGCAGCAGGAGGAGCGCCTGCGCGCCTTCTTCGCCCGCCAGCAGGCGGACGCCGGCTACGCGCGCTTCTCCACCACCTGCAGCCTGTGCGGCTCGCCGTCGAACTCGCAGGTGTGCGGCCACTGCTGCAAGACCATGGGGACCACGCTGTGAAGCAGGCGATGAACCTCCAGGTCCTGCGCGAGCTGGTCGAGTGCCTGCAGGACGTGATCACGGCGCAGGACGACCTCCGCAACGTGGAGTTCGATCTGGGCGAAGCGCACCAGGTCGACATCAACATCACCGCGAGCAGCGACGCCAAGGGCATCACGTTCGTGCACCGGCTGCCCCTGGCTGCCGTGCTCGCCGGCCTGCGCACGATGCAGACCGAGCTGGCCAAGAGCGTCAAGGCGGTGCAGATCGAGCTCGAGGTGACGGCGTGAACGCGGCGCTGCGCGAACACCTGCACGACCGCCGGCGCCGGATCATCCGCGTCGACGGCTCGATCGAGCTGCTCGAGCACCCGATCCACATCCTCGAGGCCGGGCGCCTGATCGGCGCGAACACCCTGGACATCGTGCAGCTCCGCCACCTGGGCCGGCCCCTGGTCGTGATGGTCGTGGACGACCTGGGCCACGAGAAGCGCCGGCCGGTCAACCAGCACGCCAGCGAGCTGTACTGGGCCAACTGCCACCCGGGCACGACGCACACGATCCGCGGCGACGTGGCGATCGTGCTGGACGACGACTACGGAGAGCAGTTGTGAGCGCGGCGAAGCCCGTGCTGGCCGTGCTGGCCGCCACCGATGACCACCTGCAGGCCCTGCAGCACTACGGCCACAGCCGCGATTTGCGGCTGGCCATGGACACCGTCGGCAAGATGCTCGACGCGCTCCAGCACCTGGTGCGCTGGCACGACCAGCTGACGCCCTCCGACATCCAGCGCGCCAAGGCCGTCATTGCCGAGGCCACCGGGAGCGCCTCGTGACGCGCCAGGACCAAGCCCGCGCGGACCTGATCACCTGGATCAAGGCGGTGCACGCGCGCCGGCCGCTGGACCGGGCGGACATCGAGATCAAGTACGGCCTGCAGGAGCTACCGCCCGAGCAGGTGACGGCGGCGCTGCTGGCGGCGGGCAAGGGCGTGGACATGGACGAGGCGATGGACAACCGCATCGAGGGGCCCAACGAATGACCGCCCTCACCGACCTCTGGCGCGCCGCCTGCCGGCGCCTGGTGCTCGCCTGGTGGCGCTGGGCCGCCCGCGAGATCGATCCGCTGCACCCCGACGTGCCCCGCGTCGTCCTGCGCATCGCGGAGCTGCAGCGATGACGTGCACCGCCCACAACACCAGGCAAGGCCGGCTGTGCCTGGCCAGCACCAACGCCACCCGGCGCCTCTTCGGCCTGGGCCCGCTGCAGGAACAGGGCTGCTCCACGTGTGGCGGCCGCTGCATCGCGCCGCAGGCCTGCGCAGAGCCGCCGCGCCGCGCCTACGAGCCGGACCTGGGCCTCGAGGGCCCGTACCGGCGCCAGCGCCGCCGGCGGGAGTTCCTGCAGCCGCTGCTGTACGGCCTTGCCGTCGCGGCCGCCGCGTCCTCGGTGGTGATCTTCATCTACGTCCACTTCTTCTGACAACGAGAAAGCGAGTCATGACCCAGAACCTCCCAGCCGTTGCGACGGCGCAGCAGTTCCAGAACTTCCTGACGAAGCTCAAGCCGCAGATCGCCTTCGCGTTGCCGAAGCACCTGAACGCCGATCGCATGGCGCGCCTGGCCATGACCGCATTCAGCAACACGCCGGCGCTGGGCGAGTGCCGGCCGCACACGATCGCGGCGTCGATCATGACCGCCGCACAGCTCGGGCTGGAGATCAACGTTAACGGCCAGGGCTACCTGATCCCGTACAAGCAGACCTGCACGTTCGTGCCTGGCTGGAAGGGCCTCGTGGATCTCGCCAACCGTTCCGGCCGTTGCACCGTCTGGACAGGCGCCGTGTTCTACGGCGACGACTTCGACTATGCCCTCGGTGACAACCCGTTCATTCGGCACAAGCCGGGCGACGAGGACGATCCGGCCAAGCTGCTTTTCGTCTACGCGGTGGGGAAGATCCGCGGCCAAGACGTGCCCGTGATCGAGGTATGGCCGATCCGCAAGGTCTGGAAGCACCGCGACCGCTTCAACAAGGTGGGCGCGAAGCACTACAGCTATCAGCACCCCGAGATGTACGCGCGAAAGATCCCGCTGCTGCAGGTGCTCAAGTACATGCCGCAGAGCATCGAGCTCAACGCGGCCATCACGGCAACCGAAGCGGCCGACCAGGGCCGCGCCGTCACGATCGACGCCGACTGGATCCCGACGACCATGCCTGACGATGACGACGCTGGCGCCGACGGCTCCGGCAGCAGCGGCGGCGACGACCAGGGCGGCGCGCCGGGCCCTCGGGGCGACGGCGGCGGAGCGGCCGCGAAGCCTCCGATTTCCGATGCGGACCTGGCCAAGAAGAAGCCCTCCGCCATCAAGGCGTTCAAGGCCGGCGAGCTGGTCAACGACTTCATCGCAGCGCTCGAAACGAAAAACTCCCTCACGCAGGACCAGAAGATGGAAGTGGCGTCGTGGGCCAACGAAGGAGCCGCTCAGTGAACGCCTCGACCCACGCTTCCCCCTACGTGCTGGACACCCTGCTGGCCAGCAGGCCCGTAGTGCACCGACTCGAGCAAGGCTCTGCCGAGTGGATGGAGCACCGCTCGACCGGCAAGCTGCGCAACGCGAGCCACGTCGGCGCCATGCTGTCGTGCGACCCGCACACCAGCCGCGACGCCCTGCTGCAGGAATACGCGATCGCGCTGTCCCGGGACCCGAGCGCCTACCAGCAGCGCAAGGTGTTCGAGCCTGGCCACCGCTTCGAGGCGCTGGCCCGGCCCGAGGCCGAGAAGGTCATCGGCGAAGAGCTCTACGCCCGGGTGTTCACGCGCGGAATCCTCGGCGCATCCCTGGACGGCGTCACGCTGGGGCGGGACACGAACTGGGAACACAAGCGCCTGAACGACGAGCTCCGGGAGGCACTGCCCCACAAGGGCAAGGAAGCCGCGGAGAAGAACGACGCCCGCCGCCTGCCGAAGCGCCACCGCGGCCAGATGGAGCAGCAGCTGCTGGTCGACGGCGCTGAGCGCTGCCTGTTCTCGTCCACGGAGTGGGAGCTCAACCAGCTCACCGGCGAGTGGGAGCTCAAGGACGAGCGCTACTGCTGGTACCAGTCGGATCCGGCTCTACGCGACGAGCTCCTGCGCGGCTGGGCGCAGTTCGACGAGGACCTGGCCGAGTACAAGGTGCAGCCGGCCGTGATGAAGGCTGTGGCCGCGCCGGTGGAAGACCTGCCGGTGCTGGTGATGCGCCTCGAGGGCCGCGTCACCGAGTCCAACCTCGAAATGTGGCGCGACGCCATGATGGCGCGCATCCGGGCGATCAATCGCGACCTGAAGACGGACGAGGACTTCGCTACCGCGAAGGCGATGGTCACGAAGCTGGAGGACGGCAAGAAGGCGCTGATGCTGCTCAAGGACCAGGCGCTGGCGCAAGCCTCGCAGATCCTGGAGCAGTTCAAGGCGATCGATGCGGTCGCCGGCACGATGGACGAGACCCGCAAGGCGCTGGACACGCTCGTGAAGGAGCGCGAAGCCGCCATCCGCGGCGAGATCATGGACGAGGGCGTCCAGGCGCTGCGCAAGTACCTGGGCCGGCTGAACGATCGGCTCGCCGATCTGGCAGGCGGGGCGCACGTGATGCCCGACATGACGCACCCGAAGATCGCAGCCGACTTCGCGCGTGCGATCAAGAGCAAGCGCACGGTCAAGACCCTGCGCGAAGCGGTGAACGCCGAGCTCGCCCGGGCCAAGATCGCGGCCAGCACGCTGGCGGACAACCTGGAGGCGAACCTCAAGGTCCTGGGCGCCAACGTGGAGCACAGGATGCTCTTCGCCGACTGGCGGCAGCTGATCTTCAAGGACCCGGAGGACTGCGCGATCGCCGTGCGCACCCGCGTGGCGGAGCACAAAGCAGAGCAGGAGCGCAAGCGCCTGGAAGCCGAGCGGCAGCAGCAGCTCACCGCGCAGCAGCAGGTCGACCAGGCAGCCGGCAAGCAGCAGGCTCCCGCCGGCGCCCGCTACGGATCCGTCGTGGACGTCGTCGCCCGGCCGGCGGCGGTCGTGCCCCTGCGAAACCCGCTCCCGCAGCCGTCGGCGGCCACCCCGGCATACCTCACCCTGGCTGACGTCAACGCACGCCTCGCGCCCCTGTCCGTGACGGCTGAAGGGCTGTCGGAGTTCGGGATTGACGCCGGCGGCGAGAGCGAAGACCGCGAACCGCTCTACCCGGCGGCCCTGCTCCTGACGATCGTGGACGTGCTCACCGGCCACCTGGCGCACGTGCGCGAATCCCTCACCCTGTCCCGCCGCGGCGTGACGGCCTGATCC